CAGAAAATGTATCAGCACAGTGAGGCAAGTAATCCACAGAGCCTGACGCAGCGTTGTGCCAGAGAGCGTGAGCAGAACCAGACCTGTGCCAGCCCACACCCATGCGTTCTCAATGAGATAATCGTGCAGTCGTTTCATGTCTTGCGCCTCACAGGTGCTGGCAAAGTCATCAGGATTGTAGTTGCTGCAACAATCGTGCGCCGTTCCGCAACACTGATCGTTGATCCTGCAGGCACATAGTCCTCGTGCGCACCATCAAAGATATTCACCTGCTCCTCGTATGCCTCCTTCACTTCTTCTGGTGCATTGGCGACTGGCTCAGGAACGGCCTCAGGTGAAAGAAAAGTTGTGGGGGTTGACTGGGTTGGCATCGGGTTTTCTTTGGCGTCTGGGAGGCTCTGAGAGGCCTCTGGGAGGCTTGCGCTGGTAGTGGTCGTGGTTGGCCTCTGGCTGGTTGTTGTGGCCTGTGCGCTGGTGGTTGTTTCCTGAAGGTTTGTGGTGGTCAGGCTCGTGGTGGTTTCAGGGATCGTGGAAGTAGTCGTGGTGCTGGTGGTGGTCGTTGCTGGTGGAATCCACACCTGCTCTGTAGTCTGAACCGATGATGTTTGTGGGAGTGATGTTGATTCTTCTGGGATCGTTGTATGCGTCACTGTGCTGGTTGTGGGCTGCGGTTCGAGAACTGTTAGAGAAGGCTGACTAGATGAAGATGTTTCTGGCGTTGTTGATGGTGATGGTTCTTCTACCGTTGTGGATACTGGAACGCTGGTAGATGAAACTGCTGGTGTTTCTGTCGTTGTCGTTTCTTCTACTGGTGATAGCGGTTCTACTGTGATCAGCGCATCATCCATCACCGTGCCATACCAGCCAGCCCAGAAACCGTTATCAACACCAGACAACGAGATCAGCACACTCTCATCAGTCGCAGCCTCATAAGACACCGACACAGAACGAACACCATGTATCTCATTGGATACGAGCGCATTCTCACCAACCCCAACACGATACGAGTCAGCGATCGGCGCACCCCACCCGATGCTGTTGGTCTGACTGTTATCAACAGTGACAGTCAAAGTGATGAGCGATGGTTCAGATACAAGGATGCTTCTCACAACCTCACCCCACCCGTAAGAGAATCTCAAAGCACCGTTGGCGATAACACCGTTCCCACCGTTGCGAACAACAGTCCACTGCGACAGATCATCAAACGAGTCAGAGAACGAAACACCTTGCGCTGGAGAAGCGAACGCTAGAACAGCAACAGGTACAAAGATCAGCCAACTGGCAGACCTGCGCACATCAGATCACTCAGGATCGGCTGGTGGCTCTGGTGTCACAGGAGCAGTGAAGTCCTCAGTGTCCTCGTCATAGGTGAATCCAACACCTGCGTAGGTTTTGCCTTCGGTGTCAAAGAAGGTCTCAACCCAGCGACCCTGATAGCGATCTGGATTCTCTGCCATGAACTCTGCTGTCACAACAGCAACATGAGTCACGACATTGTTCTCATCTAGTTGTGCGAAATACTGCGACATAGTTTCTCCTTATGCGTTATTGCGGAAACGAACATAAACGATGCCTGAACCACCAGTATTATTTGCACCACCGCCACCGCCAGAATTAGCCGTTCCAGCAGAACCACGATTGCCACCACCACCAGTGCCGCCAGTGCCACCAGAGTTCCCTGTGCCACCACCGCCACCAGCCTTGTAAGTAGTACCAGCAGACTGCCCTATCCATAGAGAAATGTCACGACCAGCACCGCCAGTACCACCGACATATGAACCAGAAGCATTGCCACCGATTGCCCCTGCACCGCCACCGCCACCAGCCCCACCGCTACCACCGCCAGTCCCACCTCGGAATCCATAACCGCAACCATCGGGAAGTCCATAGTTGCTGTCGTTGAAATACGCACGACCTCCGCCTGAGCCGCCGTTCCTTGCTTGCGGGCCTGTACCAGTTTCGGCAGAAGACGAGCCGCCACCGCCACCAGTGGCGAAGATTATTGAGCCAACTTTAGACACTCCACCGTTACAAGCAGCATTCCCACCAGAACCACCGTTTATTGCGCCACCAGAACCGATAGTGATGGATTGGGTTCCTGCTGGAATATAGATCGTCGATTCAACTACTGCTCCACCACCACCACCAGCACCGCCGTACTGAGCGTCTGAACTTGAACCACCTCCGCCACCACCACCAACAAGAAGAACATCGAACAAACCTGAACGGTTCACAGTCAAAGTGCCATCACTTGTGAAAGTAAGAAGCGTGTACGACTGACCAGATGAAGTGATCGTGGAAGAAGAACCACCCGATCCATTCCCGTAGGGCGTGTAAGCAATCTGCTGCACCTGACCTGCACTCACATATCCACTTGGTCTCATGCGTTCACCGCCCATCTCACATAAACAATTCCCGAACCACCAGCACCACCAGCAGTAGAAGTGGAATTATTTGGATTGCCACCACCACCGCCACCAGACGCAGTATTAGCAGATGCTGCTCCACCTGCACCACTCAAGTTTCCACCAGCACCGCCGATAGACGATCCGCCAGAACCACCAGTGTTACCACCACCACCGCCACCAGCACCCTTGTAAAGAGCAGAACCGCCAATGAACGCACTCACATCTGTTCCAGCACCACCAGCACCGCCAATTGCACCAGAAGTTGTTTGATTGCCACCTACTGCAGCCGTGCCACCACCACCACCAGCACCGCCATCTTGTGCGCCATCACCGCCAGCATAACCATAATTTGTGTTCTGATAGATAGACAATGCGCCCTGATGATAGGTGGTTGATCCACCACCGTTGTACGCAGCACCACCTCCACCACAACCGCCCCTCACGGCGTTACGAGTATTCACACCGACAATAAATGGATTCATTCCAGAACCACCACCAGCCACTGAACAAACAGAGCCAATAATGCTTGATCCACCTTGTGTTCCCCACTGACTTCCAGCAGCACCAGCACCACCTGAACCGCCAGCACCGCCAGCACCAACAGTTACTGAATACGAACCTGCAGCAAGATAGATCGTGGTCTGCAATTTTCCACCAGCACCACCGCCACCGCCAGAACGATTAGTTCCATCCTGACCAGCAGAACCACCACCGCCACCACCGAACATCAACACATCAAACAAACCACCAGTGGTCACAGTGAGAGTGCCATCAGAAGTAAAGATCACACCGTTGTAAGTGAAGCCACCAGAAGTGAACGGGGTGATGCTGCTGTTACCGCCAGAAGCCCAACCGTAACGAGTCAAAGCCTGACTGCTCAGCGCACTCACATACCCAAGAAGCCTGCGAGACATAAAGCCCCTATGCCGTGATCTGGTTCACGAAGCCATGAATGGTGATCACATTCGCAGTCGCTGCGAACGCACGAATCACAAGAGGAGTCGCATTGCCCTTGATCAGCAGACCAGTAGCAATCGCCACCAAGCCAGCCTCAGGCTGCACAGTCACCTCGATGAGGTCGTCAGGTGCAGTAGTGCCACCCCACTCAATCGTGAGTTTGACCGCAGATGTGTCAGTGTTCTGTGCATACAGCCACACCTCATCGTAAGTGGTAGCAGTTGCCGATCCAGTGTGGATAGTTGTTCCTGCGGTTGCGGTCGCTGCAACCTTGATGGCACGACCATCAGTGGATGCACTCAACTTTGTCTTTGTGTATGTTGCCACTCTCTGCTCCTAACTGAAAACCTGAACTTGAAGAATATCTGCACCACCACCGATAGCAACCCAAGCACTGCCGTCGTACACCTGCACCTGTGCAACATCAACAAGATAACTCATCATTCCAGATGCCAGTGTTGGCTCGCCAGCACCACCGAACGCTGCCGTTCGTGCAGCCTCATTGCTGAACCGCATAACGGTCTGATCCATCAAATAGGTATTGACCTGCGCTGCAGTCAGCACCGATCCACTAGTGAATAATTTTGCGCCTGCGCCTGCCATAGTGCCTCCGATTGTATCTGTTAGGTGAGAGCGTTTGTAGAGTCTAGAACCCCATACAGCGCATCATCCAGCGTGAACGGGAACACCAGATCGGCAACAGCCAACTCAATCTCAACCCGATGCTCTGTCGGGGTGATGCTATGACGCAACGCCTCAATGCTGTAACTCTCCGTCACCGAAGAAGGAGAACCAGTTGGATAGGTACGAGTGATGGTGATTACATCAGCCAACTCCAAGCCTGTCACCGTCACCTGATCAGACGGATCAAGCGCATTGTAAAGAGTCTGCAAACGGTCAAACCGATACTGCGGTTCCTTGTATCTGTCCAAAAGTTCGGCTGCGAGCGTGGCTGCAGCAGCATCATCCTCCAACAGCAACCCAGACAGGTTCAGTGTGGAGATACCGTAGTTCGCTTGCGAGGTCGCATCATTGGCAGTCTGATCTGTGCCATCAACAATTGAGGTCACAACCTTGTTGTAAAGGAACTCCTGCCCATACAGAACAGACAAGGCTGTGTACGGCAGGTCAATACCGCCAGCATCAGAGAAGGTTGCTGAGATTGAAGCGAATGAGGCTGCGACACGATCCGTGAAAGTGAGATCACCGTTCGCTGCAATAAAGAAGTAACCCTGCTCTGCGGTGGCAACAGCCTGCAGATAGGTGAGAACATTCGTATTCGCAGCAATCTCAAAGGTTGCACCACCGCCCAGCGTGGCTGTTCCAGTGTCAATGTCTCGTGTCGCTGGATAGTTCACCTCAGTCAAATCAAGAATGCTGGTCACTCGTGCGCCAGACAACTGCGAAGTTGGGGTGATGGCATTGCCGATGTAGGTGTTGGCGAGCAGCACGAAATCATCTGATGCGGTGATCGTCACCGTTGAATTGTCCTCTGTCGCTGTCGGCTGGTTCGGCTCATAGGAAATATCAATATCTGTGATGCGCCCAGTGAACAGTGCGACACCACCAGAAAGAACCGTGACCTTCCTACGAGGAGTCACACCAGATTTGCCTGTGTCTGGATTCCAATACGGGCTGTCCTGATTCGTTGGATCAAACCTGCGATCAAAGTTGTTCAGCGTGATGCTGCAAGTTCCAGCGTTGAAGTTCTGCAACTGGTCTGGGCGACCACGACTGATAGTGACCTGACGACAGTATTCCGATACATCGTCACCGATCAGCGTTCCATCCAGCCTGCCCTCACCATCAAGAACGCCAAGCACAGGATCATCAAGCGTGAACTTATTGACCTCAAACCCCAACTCCATCAGAACGGTGATCTGCTCACCCCACGCAAGTGTTGTAGCCATTATGCAACCTTCAGTGGCAACGCACCATTCCGTCTGTTGTAACGCTGCAACACATTCACGATCTCATCACCAACCACAGCAGGATCAACACCCATTCCAGCATTGATGGTGACATTCACTGTCATGCCTGAACCCAGACGATCCAACGGAATGATTGCCTCGCTACCTGCCTCGCCCACCAGACCGACAGTAGGTGCGGTCACGATGCCACCCTTAGCGAACGGGATGAGGTCAAGCATCCGATCTCGTATCGCAGAACCACCACCAAAGAGGCTTGCTGGAATCGCCTGCCCACCGCCAGTTCGAATAACCAAACCACTGCCAGCATTCCCACTGGTCGTGCCACCAGAAAGTTGCGTCTCGGCCTGAGTGATAATCGCTGCAGGGGTGGTCTTGCGAACATCAGCCAACTTCTCTTCAGCCTCACGCAACCGATCAACCGCATCCTTCTCACGCTCCAACGCATCCATCACACGCTCAGACGCATCCACTTGCGCAGCCTTAGCATCATTCAACCGATCCAACGCTTCCTTGTAACGGTCGCTACCTTCCTTTGCACCGTTCACAGTTTCATCAAGGCTCTGCTGTGCTTCCTGCAAATCCCTTGTTGCTTCAGCCTGAGCATCATTCGCATCAGCCACACGCAACTTGGCTTCAGCCAGTTTGATTTCTGCTTCACGAATAGCCTGCGCAGAGGCGGTCGGATCTTTGCGCAGATCGGCAAGTTCCTTCTCCGCATCCTTAACGGCGTACACGGCTGCTTCGACATCGTAACCAGAACGCTCCAGATTGCGTTGCGCTCGAGCCAACTTGGTCTGAGCGTCACGAGCCTCATCTGAGTCGGAACCAGTGCCTGAGATGACACGGTTGAAGTTCTCCTGTGCCTGAGCCAATTTCTGCTTTGCTGCCATCAAATCCTGATCGGCCTTCTGGGTGGCTTTATTAGCGTCACGCACACCACGCTGGGCAGAAGTCAAACCCTTCAGAGCATCCACATACTTCTGCAACTTCTCTTTAGCGGTCTCCACCGCCTTCGTCACGCCACCAGTAGAACCACCGAGTTCATTCATCGACTGCTTGGCGAGGTCTAACTTCTTAATCATCTGGCCTACGCCACCCTCCTTCTCCGCCATCGCACCAGCAACCTCAGCAACACCACCGATCTTCTTCTTGGCATTCGTGGCTGCAGCACCAATACGACCGAACGCCAACTCACCAATCTCACCGATCTCTTCAATGTCTGCGCCGAAGAAGTTGGCTGCCTTAATCAGCAGGTTGATGCCCTTGATTGCGAGGTTGATGAAGTTGATCCACGCATTGAGGAAGTTCTGCACCATCCCGATCATGAAGTTGAATACCGAGTTCACCACCTTACGGACACCCTCGAACTTGATGTAGAGAGCAGCGACCGCCACACCGAGTGCGATAACCGAGGCCACAACAATTCCGATCGGGTTAGCCAATAGCGCAGTATTAAACATCGTCTGAGAGATAGTTGCTGCGATAGCAACAAGACGAAGCGCAGTAAAGGCTGCAACAACCGTCAGAATCGTGTTCCCCAACGCACCCATATTCCCTGTGAACTTCAGGAAGTCCGAGGCCAGCATCTTGATACCTGCACCAAGACCGTCCTCCCCGATCACATCTGCCAAACGGTTCATGTATGGAACGACACTGTCGATCACAAAGTTTGCGAAACGCTCAATGTATGGGATGAGCAGCGCACCAAATCGCTCAGCCACATTGCCGACAGCGACACGCATCCGATCAAAGGCCGTAGCAGACGCTGCAGCAGTACCACCAACCTGCGACTCAACCTCCGCCAGAATCAACTTCTGTGCTTCCAGCGTGTTACCTGACGCAACCAGTGTCTTGATCTGCTCCTTCTGAGACTCGGTAAAGTTGATACCAGCCCTACGCAAAGCGGTGATGCCCTTCTCTGGATCGCTTAACGCCTTGCCCAACTGCATTGCTGCAGCGTCAGCAGAACCGAACACATTTCCCAAATCCTGTGCAGCAGTAACAGCCCTATTGAAAATCTGGTTACCTTCACCGACCTGATTTTGAACCTGCTTAAAGGTCAACAGAAGGTTCGCAGACTTTTGGATCAACTCGTCATCGACACCGATCTGCATCGACAACTGTTCCGACAGCGCAGCAACCTGCTTAGCGGTTACACCAGCAGCACCGCCCGTAGACTTAACAATCGCCTCCGTCTGAGCCATAACCTTCTGCGACTCATACGCTGCAGCAGCCAACTTGTAACCGATCGCACCAGCAACAGCAGCACCAGCAGCAGCCACCTTCGCCAAACCGACAGCCATATTTGTGGCTGCCTTATCCAAAGTGCGCAACCCGTAGGTCGCCTTATTGCCTGCACCCTGAAGAGCCTTGAAATCCTTAATCGCCTTAGTGATTCCCTTAGCGTCAAATTGACTGACAATATTTACGCCGACAGCCATCGCTCTTCCTTACTGGTTGATGTTTCGCTCAATGATTTTGCCAGTGCGATCCACAGACTCTTGAATAGCAGGGAGCAGCATTGGCAGATGTTTCTCTGTAGCAGGATACATCACACGAGAACGACTCCTGCCCTGCTTGCTCTTGGTGCGCAAATGCTTATCCAAGTTCATGATGAACTTTCCACCAACCGTCTCTTTGCTGGCTCTCGTAACCGATCCAGCCGAGTCATAGATTTGGCCTGCAGGACTCATCTGCTGAAGCCTCAAGATACCGTAGGTATTGGCTGCTCTCGGCTTGCGTGTTGAGACAGCAGGCTTAACCTGTGCCTTTGACTGGGCAGCGTTGTAGGAAGGAAACCTGTTCTTGCCTCGCTCACCAGTACCACCCCAGTTGAGCAGTGGCTCGTCAGGGAACTCGCTGCCGACCGCACGGGCAACAGGAACAGCAGAAGTTCGCAGATCGCTAGTAAGCCGTTTGTAGGTTTCTGGCTCAAGGTTGCGTAGTTCTTTGATGGCTTCAGCCACACCATAAACCTCAATGCTGATGCGATCGCTAGCCATAAGGCAAAGGATACTATCCCCTGCGTTGCGCTCTCCTGATGCCTTCGTTGCGCTGCTTCAAATAGGCGAGCATCACCTGAATCATCGCATCGCTCTCTTCGTAGAGAGACGAAGGTGGGATATGGAACTCATGCGCAAGATGCGCAATCAGCCAATGGGTGGAGTCTGCTCCGAGTTTGGGGTATCACGCCCCATCAACTGCTCAACCGTTTTCTCCTGAGGTTCTTCCTCACGGATCTCAACCGTCTCCACCGTGTTAATCCAGTCTGGATCGAACTTCAAAGCAGTCTTACGGGTGCGAGTAAGCGAATGCCAGCACAGCCAAGCCAGATCAGTGATCCTCAAGTCCTGCTCGAGTTTCGCAACGCTACGAGTCCATGTGCGCTCAAAAGCCACAAAGTCAGCGAACACAGCATCACAAGCCTGTGTAGTTCCGTCATTGAACACAACCTTCAACGCAATCTTCATGCGCTTCTCCTTCTAGTTGTTACTAAATGAAATTGTTACGAGGTTGCCTTAGCGAGCGTTCCACCAGTGAACGACAGCGAGGTCATCGCCATCTCACCAACGGCTGCTGCCACAGGTGTGTGCGAGGCCAAGAATGCCCCAGTGATCGTGTAGGACGGATTCGTTGCCGAGACCGCACCAGAGTCAGCCTTGATGATAACGGTCGTGGTCGTGCCGACCAGAGGATAGATCGTTGCCTCGACCTTTGTGGCTGCGAAATCCTGCATCAGATCGATGTTGCAGGAGACATTCTGCAATCCACCAACGAAGGTGTGTCCGCCAGAACCGAACGCCGTTGACTCGACAGAATCGACTTCGTAGACCAACTCAACATTGTTGGCGTAGGTGCTGAGATCAACAGAGTTGATCGTGATGCTTGCGTTAGTGAGTACGACCTTTGCCATGATTACTTGTCCTGTTCGCTCGATGCTTGCTTAGAAACTTTACTTGCGACTTCAGCAAGATGACCTGCCTCAATCAACGCCTCAACATTACACCCGTCCAGCACCTTGCTGTCCACAGTTTCACCCTCTTTACCGAGAGAGAAGTTGTCACTCAGAACTTTGTAAGTTGCCATGTTGCTTCCTTATGCGTGAACGATGACCGAGAACTGGATCTGCAGGAACTCTGCCTCTCCAGCACTAAGGCTTGTTATGTCTGCACCAGATGGTACTACCAAAGTCTGTGCCACGCCACCTAGCGTCAGGTCACCTTCCAATGCTGCACGAATACTAGTTGCACCACTGTAAGACAAATACCCATCCAACGCTGCGTGTGCCGTTCGATCCAGATAGCGACCGACAACCACATTCACAGTCCAGTCCATGACCACATCGCCACCCTGATACGCAGCGTGATAACGGACTCCGTTAAGCACAGGGAAAGCGAAAGGTGGGTTGAGTTGCTCTGGCTGATAGGTAAAGGTGCGCAAGCCTGAGATCGTGCCAAGCCTCGCTGCCAGCCCTGTGGCGACCTGAGAGACGGTTGCTGCCATCAGATCACACCGAACTTCACATACTGGTTGAGCAGGTCTCGCACATCGGGATCGACCGCACGAACGGTGATAGCCATGTCTGCGAAACCGACCACGCCGAGCGCAGCGTTGAGGCGAGCGAACTGTCGCATAGCGAGAAGGACGCAGGCCTGATTTACATCAGATGGCACAGCATTCCAACCCCACTGCGCTGTGACCTGAACCGTTGGGAAAGACGGAGTTACTTCCAGAGGGAAGGTCTGACCGCCAACCATGCGAGCGTGAGTGTATGGGTAGCCTCGCAGCGCAGCATCAGTTGGTTCAAGAATGTAATCAACACCCTGCGTCAGAGTCGTGGCATAAGTGCCATCAGCGTTCGTATCAATCTTGATCGTGATGCTTGTGTTGGAAACATCGTCAGGAAACGCAACGAGATACTCGTTGATTGGGTAGATGTTCACTGCTGTGGCAGAGGTCTTGTAGAACCAGCGACCACAGTATCCATCAATTCGGCGTGAAGCAGATTCAATGGCTCGTTCCAGAAGCGAGTCATCCACGCTGTCAGTGAGGCGCAGAGCAGCCTTCACCTCAGCAAGAGTCGCATACCCATTTGTAATCGCCATCTCACACCTTGCGCTTTCTCACAGCCTTCTTCACAACAGCCCTCTCCTCAGGCTCAACAGCAGCAACCTCAACAGGCTCAGACTCACGCACAGCAGAGCCATACCCCAACTGGCGCAACGCCTCATCCACAGACTTCACCCGATCCTGTCTGCCTCTGCGCACATAGCCTTCACGCTCAATCAGTAACGCTTCAATCTGCTTGTTCATCTAAACATCTCCTGAAATGCAAATGGTGCTGGCAGTCCAGAGACTACCAGCACCACTGCAATTGTTTTCTGAATCAGATTCAGAAGGTCGGGGTGACGAGTCCAGTTCCACCGATCAATGCGAAGGCATTGGGGTAGCGGTTCGCAGTGAAGGCTGCGTAACCATAGACAATCATCTGAACATCAAGTTCAGCACCCTTTGGCTGCTCAAAGCGCAGCATCATTGGCTCGCCAGAACCCTGCTCCCAGAGGTGCAGTTCCTGCGTGTTACCGATGATGATGACATCCTCGTTGCTGCCTGCACCGTTGGTCGTGGTGACATTGGCATCGGTGACGACAGGCAGACCTGCGATCGTGTAACCGCTGTTGCCATAGACAACCGAACCCTGACCCACTGCAACAGCATTGAAAGCACCGTTGCCAACTGGGAGAGCCAGTGGGCGGTTCGTGCTATCAACCGCTGCAAGGATGAACGCCAGACGGCGTGGGTGCATGATGATGAAGTTCGGACCTCCGAAGAAGTTGGTCTGAATGCGCTGAACGCCATCCAACAACTTGGGGTACAACTCAGCAACCGATGGCGAGGCATCGGTGTAGGTGATGACCTGCGTGATCGTGTTGGTCGTTGCCGTGACGAGTGCAGCATCAAGTGCAGTGTGGTAAGCCGACACGAGGTCTGCCATCACAAGTGCATCCACACCCGTGCCACGCTCCAGAGCCTGACGGCTCACATTCTGCTGACCAGCGTAGGTGTTCACCGAAATGTCCAACTTGGTGTCATCCATGTTGGTTTCGGAAACGGCTGCGCCTTCCGTCTGGGCTGCGACTGACGAACCAGTCGTGACCTTGCTGATGCTCAGCGTCAAGCCAGAGGCAGGAAGTTGGTGCTTACGAGCAACATCTGCAACTGGGCGACCTGCACGAGCGAACGGTGCAGCGAGATCGGTGAGGAACTGCGGAACGATCAAACCAGCAAAGTTTGCGCTGGTCACATCACGGCGCTCCACACGCTCTTCATTCATGTGACGGGCGATGCGCTCACGAGCGGAGAAGTCTCCGTTGATCTGCGCAGCGTATGCGTCAGCGATGAACGAGTGATCGCTGTTCGGGGAGTAGGTGCGAGCCTCAGACTTTACGACTGCTGGCGAAGCAACCTGCTCAAACTTCTTCTCCTTGCGGAGTTCTGCAGCCTCAGCCGAACGCTTTTCAAGTTCGGTGTGGGTTGCGATCTGCTCGTCAAGCGAACGAACCTCGTCAAGCGATGCAGCGATTGCAGCATCCTCTTCTTTGGTGAGTTCACGAGCCTCAGCCTGCGCAGCCTCAACAATGGCTTCCGCCGATGCGAGAGCAGCGTCACGCTTTTCAATGAGTGACTTACTGAACATGATGACCTCCAATGGTCGTCAATAGATGATTGTTGTTGTCCTTCAGTGTTAGGAGGTCAGTGATCCTGCAGGGATCGGCTGTCTAACGGCTGCGAAGTTTCTGCACAGCGATCTGCGACTTGCGCAGAGCGAGCGTAGAAACCGTCTCTACCGTAACAGTGTCTTGACGCTTGCGCAACTCTGCCACCGTCTGCTCATACGCAGGGAAGGTCACAACGCTCACATCGTAGAGTTGCACCTCTCGAAGTTCACGCACAGTGCGATCGTTGTTCCACGAGTCCTTGACGGTACGGAATGCGAAAGACATCTGTGAGAGATCGCCACGCTTCATAGCGGAGATGATGCGAGCAGCGTCAGGGTTGGCTGGATCAAGTTCAGCCTCAACACGCAGGCCACGCTCATCTTCCTCAAGGGCAAGAGTGCCACTCTTCGAACGGGCAAGCGGAACACCCTCATGGTCGATCAGAAGGCGCACATCAGCACCGTCATTGAGCGTCTTAGAGAAAGCACCACGCTTCACATATTCGGTGAAGCCCATGAACTCTGATGGAGAGTCCCACACTGCTGCGTAACCGACAATGGTGCGACCTTCGTTCTCTGCACGAACCTCAAGGTTGGAGTAAGCGATAGTGCGCTTCTCGTCAACTGGTGCGGAAATCCACTGAATCACATCGGTCATAATCGCCTCACACTACTCGCCAGAATCTAATCTTTCCACAACTCTCTCAGCATACGCTTGCGCTCGTCTTGCTGATTCTTTAGTGCTGCCACCACCCCACAGAAGCATTGCCACTAAACCAGCAGTGATTTCATCACCCTGCACAGCGTCAAGGTCATCAATATGGCGAGCGATCCACGGAGCGATCTTCCTCCACTTGCCTTCCGATATCTGTCCTGCAGCCATCTTGCGAGCATCCTCAACGGTCTGTGGCATAAGGCCGTCACCCGACTCGCCTTGCTCATGCAGCGCAACGCCACGCTTTGCTGAGGCTCGCATGAACGCTGGTGCAGATAGATCAACCTTTCGAACCTCAACACGCTGCCCAACCTCGACAGGTTCGGTTTGGATCAGGCTTTCTCGAATAACCCAAAGTTTACAGATAGCAGTCGGAGCAATATCCCCTTCAACGATCTCACACTTGCGACCACCCTCATAGAACACACAGTTGGCGCAGTTCATGCCCTCGCTGGCAAATGGGTTCTCTGCCATGTAGTGCGCACCATCTGCACCTGCACCCTGATTCCACATACCAAACTCTTCAGCGATCTGCTCAAGCGTCTCGTACATAACGAATTGCCGAGGGTTCAGTCCCATCTCTTGCATCTCTGCCAAGCCCTCGATCATCTCTTGTGTCTCGTCAGACTCTTCTTCTTCCTCTTCTTCTGGCATCTCAGGCATCTCATGCATCTGACGAGCAGTACCAACCTCGCCCAATGGATCAAGTTCCTCCGCCAAAGACTGCGCAATCATTCGGTCGATCGCCTCCTGCTTAGTGATGTAGCAGGCAAGCGTGGTGTACGAGCCGTCAGACTCTTGTTTGACCGCAGCCCAGTTCGGGCAGTCGTTCTGGTTCTCTGAGATTCCGTAAGGCATCGTTAGTCCACATCTGGTGTCATGACTCGAAGATCGGCAGTGCCAACCTGCGAAGTAACTACCGCATACATCGTCTGCTTAAGGGGAAGAAAGAACTCATGTGGAGAAGTGTGCTTCTCTAATGGCAGACCATTAGAAGTTGTCACTGTGCTGTCACCGATGTAGATAGTTGCGCTGGTAACGATCTGCACATAGATGTAGCGGTTCTGGTCATCTGGATTCACCACAATTGTTGGAGTTGTTCCGACTGTTACAACGGTTGATTTCATATCAGTTCCAACACTTCCAGATCGTCTAGTTCGGCAACCCACGAGATGTTAGCGAACGCACCAGAAGTGAGCGCACCAAACTCCGCAGAGGCTGCACTAGAGACTACACGCACAGGGCTGGGTTTCGGTTTGAGAACTGGTTTCGGTTCTTCAACCTTGACTGGTTCAGGTTGAACAATCGGTTCTGGTTTGGGTTGTGGTCGTTGCTGAACATCAACCCATCTGATTCCTCCGCCACCTCCAGCAGGCTTGACGACTGGTGTGACGATCGCTGTGGCGGTTGCAGTTATTTCACCTAGCGGAGCGAAGCCTGCATTGACCGATCCAACGATTGCGCTGGCTGTAGAAGTGAGATCGGCTGATGTGATAGCAGTAGCGGTATGGATGACTGTGGCTGTTGCGTCTGCACTAATGACGCCAAGACTGCTGGCTGCACTAGCAGTGACTGTTACTGCTGCTGTGCTGGTTGCGGAGAGCGATCCAAGCGGAGCGTCCCCTACTGCAAAGTTTGTGATTGCGGTTGTTGCTGTAGCGGTTGCGCTTGCGGTGGCTGTGGCTGTGACGGTGTGTGCGACCGTTGCGCTTCCAGTGGCTGTCGCTGCTCCTAGTTCTGCGACACCGATTGATTGGATAACAACAGTTACATCGCCTTCGGCTGTGGCGGTGAGTGATGCCGAGGCCGTTGCGACACCGATGGTTGTGAAGTCTGTGCCATCTAGAAGCCCATCACCATCAAGCGTGTTGCGATCCAGAACAAACGCTGGCGATGCGCCATCTAGCCCATAGGCTTCGTCATCTAACGGTGACTGGTCAAGCGTGAAGCGTTGAACGCTCATCGCTTATCTCAACTTGCGAGCGTCAGTGAAACAGACAGAGAGCCTGAAGGGATCGTGTAGGTATCGCCTGCCGTGTACGGGTTACCTGAGATCGTTCCCGAGAACAGGAAGTTGCCCGAGGTGCTGTTATCCCAAGCGGAGAAGAAGGTGGCGTCTTGCGATCCAGCGATGTTCGTCCAAGTCACATCCGCATCTGATGCGAGCGCACCAGACGAGGCTGCGGAGAATGATGCGCTCTTGCGAGTCGTCTCAGTAGCAGTATTTGCTGTGCCAGTAGATGACGGGTCACCAACATGAAGTTGCACATAGACCGTTGTTACAGCGAACGAAGTGTTGTTGCCAAGCGCATCAAGCCAAGCGTTAGCAAGATAGGAACTCAAACCAGCAGCCATTACTCATCAACCCTTTCCTCGATGATCGTCATGATGCGACCATCAGCGTCACGCTCTAACTTCCTGCGCACGATCTTCGGTTCAGGAAGGTTTAAGTTCACTACAGTCTCAGGCACATTGATGGTTTGCGGTTGCAGAGTGACCATCGGTGCTTCCACATTCACACGCTGCTCAGGCAGGTTGATCGAGATATCTTGCGGAGTTTCGTTGATAACAACGGGCTGAATCGTTTGCATATTCCGCAGGCTGCGCTCTGGTGGCAGGTCATCCGTTCCCAGAGTTGGCAGGTCTCCACCCTCAACGCCTGCGATCGGTGCGCCAGCAACACCCATAACGAACTGGTCGCCACCCTGATATGGCTCACGGTTCTCGATCTCTCGAGCCTCGTTCGGGGTCATCGTGCCAGACATGATCTGCGCTTGCTGCGCACGAACACGGGTCATCAGGTCTGCTCGCAGGAATTCCTCTGGGTTGAATCGCACCTGCTGTGACGCTGGAAGCATCTCACTGAAGCAGGACTCCAGTCTGCGCACCCATCCAAGAAGCGAATACTTAAAGAACGCTGAACCCAACGCTTCGATGTTCTGATAGGTCTGCGAGTCTCCGCCAGTACCGATGATGAGGTGCAGTGGGATTCGATAGACACGAGCGATATCACGAATGATGGACTCTTTGTGTTCGAGCATCTGCATATCTGCTGCGCTCGTAGTGATGGATCGCCACTTCAATCCACCCTGCAACACGGCTGGCTTGCGATGCTTGTTGTGCGCTTCCATCCATGCGTCACGGATTTGCTGCGCCTGCTCTTTAGTCAGAGAACCGTCAGTCTCAAGTACTGAGGATGGGGTTGCACCTTCACCGTAGAACTGTGCAAGGAAGCGATCCATTGCGATACCAGTTCCGACAGTGTTGCGCATCGCTTCGAGTGGCGAAATACCGATGCGCTGATTCGGGAGAAGCATCCAGTGAATCGCTCGAACATCCTTCGAGGAATATTTGACCTTGCCCATGTCGTAGAGCAACTCGCCCGTGTCGGTCTCTACGATTCCTCTGACCGATCGGGGGTGAATATTGCGCATCTCAACTGGAAGCCCGTCAGATCCTTGTGGTGCGTAGATGTATGCGTTGCCATGTAACGCAAGAGTGAGCATGGTCTGGTGAACGAACTCAAACATATTCTGGTGGTCGTTGGGTTTCTGCAAGACGGATGGAGTTGGCAACTTCTCAATTCTTCCTCCTCGTGTGCGAGTCAGTTCGACTGGCATTGAAGCGATAGCGTCAGCAAGAATAGTTACTGCAGCGAGAACAGCGGAGTGTGCGAAGGCCGTGACCTCGTTGATGATCTCGCCAGACCAGTTATTGTAAAGCGGTCGTGCAGTGATCTGGTACGGGTCAATGCTGGTCGGGAGCGCACGGGACTCTCTGTTTCGCCACAAACTCATGCTGCTAGACCTCCAGCAATCACCATCAATACTCCTGCCACAATAACACCGACAGGAACACTAAAGGAGCAGATGCCTGCAACGATACAAATCCCTCCGATTACTTCGAGGCTGGTGGTGATGATCTGGCGAAGGTTCATGTCCAAATGTCCAATACTGATGGTGTGGGTTCTTCTGGTGGTTTTCTTGTTGCACGATCCAGAGCCATAACCATAGCAATGCAGGCGTCAATCTTGCGCTTAGATTTGCCTTTGCTGAGCGTCCATCCGTTGGCACTCATGCGTTGTGCAGCAGACAGAACCTGATCGGTGAACATCGGTGAGCCATCGTGGGCAACCTTTCGAGCCACAATCATCTCGTAGGCGTTGCCACAGGCAGGGATCATTCGTTGCGCTGACTGCGGAAAGGTGACCATGTTCAGTCCTTCGTCCGACAGTATCTCTGCGCTTCGCTCGAAGAACGCAGGGTCGTAAACGAACTCTTGCACCTGATAGGTGTTGTGTAGTTCCCTGAGATGGGCTTCTACGCCAGCCACATCCACGCCTTCGACTTGCGGTTGCCAGATCTTGGCTCGCACAACAACCCGATCTTCTTGCGGTTGAGCAACGACAACGCCGATGGTGTCTCGCTTCAAAGCCATGTCGATGCCAACCCACACGGGCAGATCTGGCTCGAGGGTGCGCTGATGATCCACGCATTGTTCCCACGCTCCTGTTGGTAGCCATGACTCTTGGGAGCGTGTCCAGTTGTTGAGTCGCCATCTGCGGACACTGCTCTCGGCTGTCTGCTTGACTGCGGAGGCCAAGTCCTCTGGATCGAGCAGGCCTTCAGCAAGGTTTGGGTTAGCGATTGCCCACGCCTTGCGGTCGTTGATGTCGCAGTCCTCGGGTGCTTCCCACCACCAGAACCCGAAGGTGTCATCGTCTATCTCGCCTGCTGCGACCTGCTTTCCGTACTGGTACATCTTGCCTGCGAGCGAATCAAGGTCGAAGCCTGCGGTCGTGATGCTGATAATCATTGGCTCGATACGGTTACCTGATCCCAATGACATCTGGTCGAAGAGGTCAGCGTTTGGCTGTCCCCAAACCTCATCGAACAGTGTGATCGATGGGTTGAGTCCTGCTTGCGCTCTCACCTCACTGGACAGCACACGGAACACCGAGCCGAAGCGTGGCATCTCGATAGCGTCCCGATAGACGGTGGCCTCGGCTGCGAGAAGCGGAGAGTTCTGGATCTGCTGCTTGGCTTCGTTGAAGATGATGCGAGCCTGCTGACGGTCGTTGGCTACAGCATAAATCTCTGAGCCAGCCTCGCCAGCGATCATCGAATACACACCTACTGCACTCATCATGAGGCTCTTGCCGTTCTTTCTGGGTAGGCCGATCAACGCTCTGCGATACCTGAGCCTGCCTGTGTCGGTGCGCTCGAACAGGCCACGCAACAACCATCGCTGCCAGTTCGTGAACCGCAAAGGTTCGCCAGCCCTGAACCCTTTGAGAACCTGAAAGTGTGCTTCAGCGAAAGCGATGATCTCATCGCCATCCGTCTGTGGGTATCGGCGTGGCGTGTAGAACGCTGGCTTCCACTTACTTGCTGGCTGAACGCTTTTCGGCAATGCGCCTGTGGAGGTCGCTGAACTCATGCTGTTTCACCTCTCCAGTTCCCAACAGTCCTCGCTCTGATGGCGTGAATCCTATCTGCCCGAGCAGCGTGATGATTTGCCGATCCAGTTCACGCAACGCTCTGCGGTCACGCCAAGCGTCAGGGTTCTGCTGTAAACGGACACGCAAGACGGTGCGTTCCTGCGTGGCCTCACAAAGCATCAGCACCAGTTCGGTGTCCATCTGATGCTTGAGCCAGCCAGCACCTGACTGCCAGACCTGTTCCCAGAGTCTGCGACCAGCCTCACCAAGTGGGCGATGAGGTTCAGGCACATGAGTGTAAGGAAGCGCAGTCACAGTGGCAGTGGGGATTTCAGGCAGTTTCCGTTTAGACGGATTGCCCGTTCGAACCTTGCGCTCAACTGGTTTGCGGTTGTGTCCACCGCTTCCTTTACCGCCCATGCTGTTTCCTTTGATCCGTTCTCATCTTCTCACAAATGAAATGGGGTGCGCTTCTGGATCAGCAGAAGCACACCCCATCGGGGGGAACAAACAGTAGCAGAACTCGTACTAATTGATTTTCTCAAAGATGTAAGCAGGTTGCCATTTCAGACCATGATCAGGTGAAAAGCCACCTTCCTTGCCGTTGTCCCATCGCACGAGAACCATCTGCTGACCAACCCAAGACTCACAAGTGCCAGACCTACGCAACCGTTCACTGTCACGCCAAGTAAGTTCTTTTCTTTGTGTCACAGCGATGACCGTACCAACTTCCTTAGTG